CCAGCCGGAACGTCGTCGTCCGCAGCGGCAGCCACTCGTTCGTCCACGCGTTCCCGTTGAACGTCCCCACCCAATGGTCCCGGCACACCGCGTCCGCCGGCTGCGGCTTCGCCACCGGACACAGCATCTGCTCGAGCAAGTGCAGCCCTGCTTTCGGGAACCCGTCCAGCACCCACTTGGGTTTCAACGCGTCCAACGGCAGCCTCTGCCAATACATACCCACCCCCTCCGTACGGGCGCAACGTGTTGCGCCCTGTGCGGCCTAGTCGTCGATCCGCACCGTCAAAATGAACGTCAGGTCCGTCGCCGCGTTATAGTCCGGCGTATCCGCCGGCACTGCGTACAGGTACAGGTTCCCGTCATCCGACGTAAACGGCACGTCCATCGCCGAATCCTCGCGCCCGCCCAGGATCGCCACGTCGTTCGAGTTCACCGTCGCATAGTCTCCCGCCTCGAGCAGCAGCGTCGTCGCCAGCTTTTTCAGATCCGCCACGGTCGGCGCGAACGCTGCGTCATCGGCGATCGTCGACGGCCGCGCATAGAACCAGTACAGCGTGTACGGCTCGGTCTGTCCGTGATCATCCACCACAATCACGCTCCGGATCGAGCCGCTCAGCCCCACGCCGCCCACCGCGAACGTCATCAGCCCGCCGACCACATCTCCCGCCGTATACGCGTCTGTGTCGACCGTCGGCGTCACGCTGATCCGCTTATTCCGTCTCATCGTCCGCCTCCTCCAGTCCCGGCAAGGGCGAGATCTCCGCGTCCCGCTGGACCTGTGGCCCGATCTCCACCACCTCCAACAGCTCGTTTGCCCGCATCTCGGCCAGGCCCGGGTTGCCCTCGCGCACCACCGTCGCCTCGCATTTCGGGAACCGCCGCCCCGCCGCCTGCACCAGCGGCAAGCTCACCCCCTCGCGCACGCGCACTTCATATCGTTTCACCATCGGTCCCCCTCTAGCTGTTCGTGATCAGCAGCAGCTCGTTCCACTCTGCATCCTGATAAATGAACACGGCAATATCATTGGCCGCGGTCAGCGTGATCGCGTTGCCGTCGGACGACCTCAGGTTAGTATCGGCGATGATCACGGCATTCGCGTCGTCGTTGATCAGGATCAGCAGTTGTCCCTCATCCGCACTGGCCGCCAGCGTCACCGTCACCGCGCCACTCGTATCCAGCGCGTACGTGGTCACCGTTGGCGTGATCGTGTCCCCGTCGCTCACCGTCAAATCTGCAAAACTCGTCTGCAGCAGGCCGGACAGATCCAACCCGCCCGTCAAAGCCACATCTCCAGTCAGCGCTAGGTCCCCGGTCTGCACCACCGCCCCACCATCGTTGATCGCAAACACCGGCGTCGCCGCGTCGCGCACCTCGAAAATGTTACTCACCCCGCTGCTATCCACCATCAGCCCCGGCGTCGCCGTGGCCACCGCCGTCGGCACCGCCACGTGCAACCCCGAGAAATTGCTCACATCGCCCGCCAGCGCCTGCTGCGAGACCTCTGGCCCCGCGCAACCATTGCAGCCCTGCGCGAACAACAGCGCCACAACCAACAGCAGCGCCATCGCGCCGCCCACATACCATTTCCGCCTCATCCTACCCTCCGATCCCGTACGGGCACGGCGTGCCGTGCCCTCACTCAGGCAGCCCGGCACAGCGCCAGGCCGCCCTGCCGCGTCTGCTCATCGCCGCCCCCTCTCGTAGGTCAGGCATGCTGCCTGACGCCTTTCTATGTGTTGCCCTGGTACGCCAGCCGCCAGTCCCCGTAATGCACCTCGTAGCGGCCAAAAAATTTGAAATAGTACCGCCCGCCGTCGGCCGCCAGCGGATCGAACCACGCCTCCTGCAAGTTCGGCTGCTCCCGCATACACAGGATCAGCGGCTTGACCTCCTCGCTCGACGCGATCAGGTACCACGCCGTGCTATCCAGGTGCGGGCTGGTGAGCAGCGGCGACGTCAGCAGGTCCTTGAACGGGTTAATCTCACGGTTCGCCGTGTCGTATGCCCACTCGTTCGCCACGATATTTTTCGCCTCGCGGTACAGCGCCGGCGGGCACACCAGCAGGTCATAGTCGTACTCGGTGTACTCGCCCTGGTCGTCCATAAACAACTGCGCCGCTTCCCACGCCGTGTTAAAATTGTCGATGCTCAGCGCCAGCGCGCCCTCGTTGTCCTGCGCCGTCGCATAGTGCGCGCCCTGGTCCACGTGGTCCGAGTCGAAAAAATCCTGCGAGTCATAGCACGAGCCGTACGTCGTCCCATCCCCGCCGTTCAAGACGGTAAACACGCGCTTGTTGATGTGCCGCTGGAAATTCCGCCCCGCCTGGCGAACCTTTCGCTCCAGCATCCCGGTCTGGTCGTCCTTGACCGAGTTGTACGAAACCCACGTCAGCAGGTTCCAGTCTCGCGGCTTCACTTCCTTGGTCTTTTCGATGAAATCCTGCACCTGCCGCGCCAAATCCTCAACCGGCATCGGCGCAGCGCCCAGATCCACCAAATCAACCGCCTTGGCGTCCATATTCACCGTCACCGCGAGCCGCGGCCACGCAAATCGGCCACCATAGTCTTTCACCGCGGTCAAAAATCCGGTCCGCGCCCCCACAACCAAATGCTTTGGAACATTCCCACTCGTTGGCATCTCTATCCTCCTGCTCTATCGGTCCTGTAGGTCAGGCTTGCAGCCTGACATTACTATGCCCCGGTGCAAATCGCCGGGCTCGCCAGCCGCACATACACATACCCGTCGAGCACCCGGTGCACCTTGCCGATCACCGGATTGTCCGCCGCGGTCGTACTCAGCGTCGTGGTATCGCTCATATACACCGCCGCGCCCATGCTCGCGTCCGTAAACACCGTGCTCTTGAACCCCACGATCGTCGGCTGCACGTACGCCTCGATCAGCGTGTCTGGTCCGCTCTCGCTGTCCGTGGTCTTGATGCTCGCACCCTCAGCCGCGATGCCCACGAACACGTCCGTCGCCGCCACCACCCCCTCGCCCGTCCCGTCGTGCCACGCCTGCGGGTGCAGCGTGTCCACCGTCTGGTTGATGATCAGCGGCTCCCCTTTGTACACCGTGCGGTCTGCCGCGTTGTCGTGGTGGAACTTTTCCGTAACTGCCTCTCCCAAAATCCGGAGAGGCTGATCAGCCGTTGCATTCGCCATCTCTGCCCTCCTATGTCTCAGTCACGCCCGGCTCGGCGCGCCGCCTACTCGCTGGCCCTAAACTCGGCCAAATCGTACCCGCTCATCTCGCCGATCTCGGGATTCGCCTCGAAAAACGCCTCGACGCTCTCCCCGCCATCGACCCATTTTTGCAGCATCGCCGCGATCCGCGGATCCAGCCGCCCGTTCCCACCGGGTTCCCCATCCCGGCGCGACCCCACCTCGCCAAAATCCACCACCTTGGCCTGCAGCATCCGCCTCGCCTGCGCCTGCGCCGCCTCCGGCACCGCCTCCAGGAACGCCACGACCTCTTCCACCGGCTCGCTCAGCCCCTGGCCGCCCTCGCCGCCGCACACCGTCTGCGCAAACGTCACCAGCTCGTCGTGCCGCGCTCGCTCCGCCTCGAGCAACTCGCGCTCCTCCGCTCGGATCTGCTTCCGCAACTCGGCCTCCGCCTTCCGCTCCCGCGCCAGATTGGCCGCCTCTTCCTGTCGGATCTCTTCGCGCAATTCCTCTTCGCTCTTGCCCATCTCGCTCACCTCCGTTCCACTAGTGGCCGCCTCCCGGCCAGCCCGTTGGCTATACATATACAGGTCCGGCCCGCCGACCGAGATCATCCGCTCCGCCGCCTCGCCTGCCTGTCCCGCAAACGTCTCCAGCGCCGCCCCGATCGCGCCGCTCAGCTCCTTCCGCTCCTCCACGCTCAGCATCCCGCTCGCCGCCAGCTCGTCCGCAATGTTGGTGAACGCCTTGTGGATCCGCGCTTGCAGGTACTCGCCGATCCGCACCGACCCCGCCACCCCATCCGCCAGCGCCGCCGGTAGGGGCGCACCCGCGTGTGCGCCCTCTGCGCCCCGTACGCCCAACACCGCCGGCAACCTCGCCAACCACGCCAGCAGCCCCGGCTCCACCTCAAATGTCTGCGCGTCCCGGCTCAACGCCACCGGTGCCAACCCGGGCACCGCCGGGAAATTCGTCAGCGAGATGCTCAGCAGAAATTTCTCCGCCAGATCGATCGCCGCCGAGATATATTTGTACCGCGCCTCCCCCACCAGGGTTTTCCCCAGCTCGTTCCACTCCACGCTGGCCAGCAACTTTTCCCCCTCGCGCCAGAGTTTCCGCAGCCACCCCGCCGCCTGGCCCAGCTCGTGGTCGACGTCGACCGGGATCTCCTGCCCCGCCACTCCCGCCGCAAAATTGGCCACGTACGCGTCCAGGTCATTCTCGCCGATCTCCACCTCGCGGCCGCGCATATCCGTAAACGTCCCCACCCGCAGCACCTCCACCGGCGTCCCCTCGCCCGCGCTCAGCGCCACGTACAGGAATTTCCGCCTCACGTTCCCCATCTCACCCTCCGTAGGGGCACAATGCATTGTGCCCTCTCAACCCCTCGGGGCCGTGGCCGCCTGCCCCACCGCCCGCTCCCCGGCCCGCTCCAACAACTGGTCCGCCTCCGGCTGCAGCTCCGCCATCACCTGCTGCGCCGTCTGCCACCGCCCCACGTGCACCTCGGCCTGGCTGCCCTCATCCTGCACGTACGCCACCCCCGGCCGCGCGTTCCGGACCGACCCCTCGACATACATCCGCCCGCCCGGCAGGCTCACCCGCCGCACCCGGTGCGTCGCCCCCGCCCACATCTGCCCCAGCAAGCCCGTCCGCCGGTACCGCGTCCCCATCGCCTGCGCCGGATAGGTCGCCAACCGCCCCTGCGCCAGCAGCAGCAGTTGGTCGATCGCCTGCTCCGTCTCGCTGCCCAACACCTCCGGCATCTCGGCCAGGCCCTGCTCCAGCTCCTCCAGCCCCTCGATCGTCGCCACTACCTCGAGCATCGCCATCCTTGTAGGTCAGGCTTGCAGCCTGACATCTGCCGCCGCATCCTCGAACCGCATCCCCAACCACGGTCCCTCGCTCACGATCACCCCGTGCAGGTCCGCGTCGCTCACCACGTCCCCCCACGGCGTGATGATCCGCTGCGCCCTGCTCACCCGGTCATCTGCCGCCGTCATCCACACCCCCACCGGCCTCCCATCCGGCAGCACCCGCACGATCGTCCAACACCGGCAGTTCGTCCGGCTCGGCGGCTGCAGCGCATACACCACCCCCACCAGCGAGCCCGTCGCGCTCGCCGCCGCCGCATTCACCCGCGTGATCTCTGTCCCCGCGATCGCCCGCGCCCGTTTCTCCCCGAACGTCGGCGCCAGCAGCCGCTCCAGGACCTGGACGTCCCCGCCGGTCTCCGCCCACGTCGCCAGCGCCTCGCGCAGTGCCTCTCGTGTCGTCCCATTCAGCCCGCCCACCAGGTCGAACGCGTACGATCGCGCCCACACCATCGCGTGCGCGTTCGCCTCGCTCCACTCCACCCCAATGTCGATCGCGTCCGCGTTCGCCTCGCCCAGGGCGTTCAGCGCCTCGATGATCGCCGGCAGCAGCGCCGCCAGCATCAGCTTGCCCTCGTCCTCCCAAAACGACTCGTCGTCCGCCAGGGCCGCGTCTCGCCCCGCCCCTTCGATCACCCGCTCGCCCTGCCCCTCGAGAAAAGCCGCCATCTCTCCAGCCAGCTCGTCCTCCAGCGGATCCCGCACCTCGTCCGGGTCGCCATCGCCCGCCGCCAGCATCGCCATCTCCGTAGGGGCACGGCGCGCCGTGCCCGCTATGCGCCCGTCCTCCCCATCCTCGTCCGCAGGCTCGTCCTCAGCCGTTGCTTCCCGGCTGCCCACCTCGATCGTCGGCATCCCCATCCGCGTCCGCAGCCACCGCTGATCCTCGTCGGTCCACGTCAGCAGTTGGTTCACCTGCTGCAGGAATGCCCCCAACTGCGCCATCGCCGGTTTTTCCACTTTCTTGTGCGCCAACTTGGGCATCGCCGTCACCCCGGGAAACGCCCACGCGTTGTACGCCACCAGTTGTGGAACCGCGAACCGGTTCACGATCGCCGCCATCCGGTCCAGCAGCCCGTCCACTGCCATCAAGAACAACTGGCTCTTGTCGCTCCCCAGCGCCCAGGACCCCGTCTGCCCCGTCCCCAGGTCCAGCCAGTCGGCCAGCAGCGTCTGCATAATCGTCCGGCGCTCGTACTTGATCTGGTTCAGCAGCGTCTCCGTCGAGGTATTGTGCACCGTCTCCAGGCGGAATTTGACCCCCGGCGGCACCGCCACATACTGTTTCTCGCCGACGATCAGCGCCTCGCCGACCGCCTGGATCCGCGCGTCGTCGGCCGTGTCCGTCTTTTCCTCGATCTCGAACACCGGCAGCCCGACGAACGTCCGCTCCCAGCCAATCCCGCTGATGATGTGCAGATTTTTGAGAAAATACCACGGCTCGTACACGCTCTCCGCCAGCGCCCACCCCTCCGGGTTCCCGCCGTCCCGCTGGCCTCGGTAGTGCAGGCTCTTTCCGATCGGGATCGCGATCTCGTCGTACGAGGGCGCCGGCCGCTGCACCATCGCCTGCACCCCGCCTGCATCGTCAAAATCCCACCGGTAGAACGCGCTCTGCCGGCGTTCCGCCCACTTGCGCCACCCGATCCGCCCGTCCGCCCTCCGCTTGTAGCACACCTCCTGCCAGAACCAGCCGAACCACACGCAGCTCAGCGCGTCTTCGATCGCGTCCTCGATCGTGTGGCTCATATCGTGCAGGCATTCCTCCAGGTGCTCTGCTGCCCGCTTGTCCGCGTCCGTGGTCCCCCCGGCCTCAAAATACCACGAGGCCGTCCTAGACAACAGCATCTGCGCATTCAGCATCGACCGGATCCCCGGGTCCCGCCGGCGCATCTCGTCATAGATCGCGTACGCCGCCGGCCACTGCAATTTCGTCGAATACGCCTCGGTCACCTGCCCCGACCACGCCTGCAGGCCTGTCTTCCCCTTTTCCATCAGGTCTATCCGGGCCACGTAACCCCCTCCCGTAGGGGCACGTCCGCAACGTGCCCTCCTGCCCGCTCGTTAAACGGATCAAACAAGCTCCCCACCGGCGTCCCCACCGGGATATCCTCCCAGCTCACGAATCCCGGCAGCATCTGCCACGCCCCGCTCACCCCGTCCACCATATCGTTCGGCTCGGCCGGGAAATTGACGCACTGCTCGATAAAATCGTCGTTCCACGGCCCGCGCACCAGGTAAATCAGCCCGTCCTCTGCCCGCGTCCCCCACAACTGCGCCCGCGCCTCTTTGTCCCCGCCCGCCTTGGGATTCACCGGCACGATCGACCGCAGCTGCAGCTTGGGGTCGTCGCGGAAATCCTGGTAATACCCGTCCTGCTGCCCCGCCACCTCGATTCCCTGTTTGACCTCGGGTCCGTCCTCCAGCATCACATTCACCAGCTTGTTCCGCGCCTCGCTCCACGGCGGCTGGAACTCGCGCACGTCCAGGATATAGAATCGCCGCTGCTTGTCCCGCCCGCACAGCGCGTTCGCCAGCGGGTGCGCGCGGCTGCTCCGCCCCACACTCAGGTCGTGGTATCGCACCGGTCGCACTTCGGCCGGCACCTCATCCGCGTCGATGTACCGGAACAGCGACGGCTTGAGAATGTTCCCCTCCTCCCGTCGCGGACGTTGCTGGAACAGCGCCGCCCAGTCATAGCCGCCCACGTTCGCCTTGATCCGCGCCATCTCGACATCGTCGTATTTGTCCGCCCACAGCGGCTCGCCCGGCGCCCGCCCCAGCGCGTCGGCCGCCATCACCCACCCGGCCCGCATCGCCCGCTGCGCCTGCTCCGGGTCCACCTCCTCCGCCCACGACTCGGCGATCGCCGGCAGGCACAGCACCTCCCACCGGTCCGCGCTCGGGTCCGTGGCCATCGCCTTGATCAGCCGCCCCGCCCAGTCGTCATTGTGCCACCGCGTCAGCATCCCGATCACCGCCGCGTGCTCCTCGAGGCGCGTATACGCCGTCGACGTCCACCACCCCCACACCGCCTCCCGCTTGGCCTTGCTCTCGGCGTCCGCCCGGTCCTTGTGCGGGTCGTCGACGATAAACAGATGCGCCCCCTTGCCCGTGATCCCCCCGCCCACGCCGGCCGCCACCATCCCCCCCTTGTGCCCGTCCAGGCTCCAGCTCTCCACGCTCC